GGCGCGGACTTACAGATGGGCAAGCCACGCAATTCAAGAAGCAGGGGCATAGCGGCTACTTTGGCGCGGATGGAAAGTGCTTGCTGAACCCACTGGGTGCGAACAAGCGCAGCGTCTGGACAGTCGCAACCCGACCGTACAAGGGCGCGCACTTCGCCACATTCCCGCCCGCGCTGATCGAGCCGTGCATCCTGGCTGGCAGCCGGCCCGGTGACGTGGTGCTTGACCCGTTCATGGGCAGCGGGACAACGGCCCAGGTGGCGCAGGCGCTGGGCCGGCAATGGATCGGGTGCGAACTCAATACCGAGTACGCGCCACTACAGCAGGCACGCACTGCGCAGGCCGCGCTTGCCATCTAACGTGGGAGGTGAGGCGTGACACACGGCGGCACTGACGTAGGCGAAGCGGTACACGGCAACCCGCCGTGTGGCATCGCCTCGACCGACGGGTTAGCCCGCGTTGCTGTGCTCTTTGCACGCGAGGACAGCGCTTACAAGAAGCTGCCGCAATGCGAGGTGTACGACATAGCCCGCGATGCGCGGAACTACGATGGCCCGTGGCCGGTGGTTGCGCACCCACCCTGCCGCGCCTGGGCAACCCTGCGGCACCACGCGAAGCCGCGCCCCGACGAGCGCAACCTGGCGCGCTTGGCTGTGGCGCTGGTGCGCGAGTTTGGCGGCGTGCTTGAGCACCCGCACCGCACGACACTGTGGGAGGCGCAGCGCCTGCCTGCCGTGGGCCAGCGCGATGCGTTCGGCGGGTTCACTCTGGTGATTGACCAGAACTGGTGGGGCCATCGAGCGCAGAAGCGAACCCGGCTGTATGTGGTGGGCTGCGAGCCTGCCAACGCGCCGCCGCTGCCGCTGGTGCTTGGCGAGGCAACGCACACCGTTGGACTGTGGAGTGGGCGCGATAAAGCCACATGCCGGCCCAGCATTGCAAAGCACGAATACGAACACACCCCGCCCGAGCTGGCGCGGTGGCTTGTAGAACTGGCGGCGCGCTGCAAGCCCGCTAACGTAGCGTAGAAAAGGAAAAGGCCACCCGGAGGCAGCCCAATCCCAGAACTTCAGACCTGAGAGCCCTGATTCTACTGGAGATTGACGATGACCGACAACACCGTAAAACTGAACCAGACCGCCCAAATCATTTACGACGCCATCGTGGACCTGCACAACTTAGAGCAGGACGCCACCCGAGACGCCATTCGTGACGTCACCGGCCTGAAGATGACCATGGTGGACGACCACGTCAAGACGCTGTGCGAGAAGGAGTACATCCGGCGCAAGCTGCCCGGGGTGTTTGTCCCCATGGAAATCCCGCCACCGGCCAGGCCCATATCCATGACGGAGATCCCCGGAGGGCTGGTAAAGCTGGAAATAGGCGACGACCTGCTGGAACTCTGGCCACGAGAGCAGCGGATTCTAGGCAAGATGCTGACAGGAGCCGCAACGCAATACGCGGCCATCCAGGCAAACTACGAGGCCGGGACCATGGCGGTAGAGCTACTCGGGCGCATCAAGAAGCTGGAGCGGGAACTGGCGGGCTTCAAGGCGAAGCCGGACGATCAGCCACAATTGGACTTGAGATCATGAAAACATCTACACGCAACCCCCGTTTCGCGCAAACGCGCAACCCCCTTGTCACATGAAAACCCAGCATCCATGCGGGTTCGCGGCCAAAACTGACAACCCCCTTGCGGGTTAAGTAGCAACCCCCCCTTGCTAGTTGCGGGCGAAGCCTCGGTTTCAAACCGAACCTTTCCCAAACCCCCGGTAGGGTTAGACCAACACCCCCCGAATAAGCACACTCCCGTTCCATGACAGCAAAGAAAGCCCCAAACCCCGTCAAAAAGGCCCCGAGAGGGGCTTTAGTCGCTACAAAGAAGCAAACTGACTGGGATGCCATTGAGGCAGATCACAACACCGGGAAGTACACGGACGGCCAACTTGCCACGCTGCACTCACTATCCAGAGAAGCTATCTGTAGGAAGAGAAAGCGCGACCAAACCAACGACCCAAGGCGGTGGCAGAAAGACCTGACGGACCAAGTAAGACAGGCCACAAATGCCCTTTTGCTGCGGGATCAGGTCACAGAAGATCACAACAAGATCACAGGTGTGATCACCGCGGGTCACACTGCAACAGCAATCCTGACAGCAGCTGAGATTTCCAAACAAGTGATTGTTGGGCACCGTGCCGATATCTCCAAGGTGCGCGGCCTGACGATGATGATGGCCGAAGAACTGGGCCAAGTCTCCACCAATCAGGAGCAGCTGGAATCGTTCTTTGAATCCATCGTCGTGACCAAAGACATGAAGCCCGAGCAGGTAATGAACGCCCGGCGCGCGTACAACGAACTGGTGCGCCTGCCAAGCCGTATTGCATCAGCCAAGAACCTAGCCGAATCCCTGACCAAGCTGCAGACGCTGGAGCGCAGGGCCTTTAGCCTGGATGAAGATGACAAAGGCAAGAACCCGATGGACGATGACAGCCCATCTATGACCGATGCCGAAATGGCGGTTCGCTTGAACTACCTGTTTTCAAAGGTGCAGTCGTGAGCGTGGCAGAACTCCAGGCCAAGCTGTCCGGGATGGACAAGGCCGAGAAAGCGCAATATCTGCAAATGGCCAAAAAGGCGGGTATCTGGGTTCCCCAAGACGGCCCACAGCGCGTTGCTTATGAATCCAAGGCCGACATCCTTTTCTATGGCGGTGCAGCTGGTGGCGGCAAGACGGACCTGCTACTGGGGCTTTGCCTGACAGAGCAGGAGCATTCCATCATCTTCCGCCGTGAGGCCGTTCAGTTAATCGGTATCGAGGAACGGATGGCCAAGATTACCGGTACGCGAACTGGCTACAACAGCACAACTGGCGTATGGAGACTCCCGGGCAAGCGTGTCATGGAGTTGGGCAGTGTCAGAGAGCCTGACGACTGGATGAAGTATCAAGGCCGACCCCACGACGGCAAGCTGTTTGACGAAATCACCCACTTTACCGAGCTCCAATTCAGAACACTGATTGGATGGCTGCGATCCGACAACCCGAATATCCGCCAGCGCGTGGTTTGCGCCGGCAACCCACCGACAACCTCTGAAGGTGAATGGGTGAAGCGGTATTGGGCAGCCTGGCTCGATCCACAACACCCGAATCCGGCTAAACCGGGAGAACTGCGCTGGTTTGTGACTGACGAAACCGGAGAAGACCGCGAAGTTTCGGACGGAACGCCAGTCATGATCGGCAAAGACTTAGTAACGCCGAAAAGCCGGACATTCATACCATCCAGCGTTGACGACAACCTGTTTCTATCCTCAACGGGCTACAAGGCCACGCTTCAATCGCTCCCAGAGCCTCTGCGAAGCCAGATGTTGCGCGGTGACTTCAGCGCAGGCGCATCAGACCCAGCATGGCAAGTAATACCGACGGAATGGGTTAAAGCGGCCATGGCGCGCTGGAAGAAACTGGAAGCCAAAGGAGAAATGACGGCAATTGGGCTAGATCCATCCCGAGGCGGAGTTGATAAAACTGCTGCAGCACGCCGACATGGGCAGTGGTTCGATGAAATCATCAGCGTGCCAGGGACTGTCACCAAGGACGGCCCAACCGCAGCCGGTTTTGTAGCGCCACTGGTAAGAAATGGTGCGCCAATCTGCGTTGACAGCATAGGCATTGGCTCAAGCGCACTTGATTTCATTGTTGGCATCGGGCTACTGGTGTATCCAGTGGTGGCCAGCGAGGCCAGCGACTTAATGGACAAGGCTGGACAACTCAAATTCAGAAACAAACGCGCAGAAATGTACTGGCTGCTTAGAGAGGCGCTGGACCCAGCCAACCCAAACCCCATATCACTTCCGCCAGACCAAGAGCTACTTGGGGATTTATGTGCTGCCCGCTACAAGGTGGTCACAACAGGCAGGAATGCAGCCATCCTGATTCGCAGCAAAGACGAAATCAGGGAAGTTTTGGGCCGCTCACCGGACAAAGGCGATGCGCTTGCCATGACGTTTTGCTACGGCATACCAACAGTTGGACGGAAACACAAGCCTGAAAGCTGGCGCGACCGTCTGGGCATCAAATCAAAAACATCAGGATCGGCGCAAGCCGCTTAAATCATGGAAGCCATCAGCAAACCCTACGAAGACAAATCGCCATCCAAGGTAGCCGCTTTTGACGACCAGGCGCGCGAGAACTGGCATCGCTACCTGTACGGGAAAGACCGCGGGCACTTGGAATACATGGAGCAGGCGCGTAAATGCGAAGGCATGTATATGGGCGGCGGAGAGCAGTGGGACAGCGCTGACAAGGCCATTTTGGGCCTACAAAAGCGCCCGTTCTATGAGTTCAACGAGATCATGCCCAGCGTGAACTCAGCCTTGGGTTACCAGATCCAGAACCGGATGGACATCGCTTTCCGCCCCCGTGGCGGTGAATCGGACATGAACAAGGCGACGGTCATCAGCAAGGTAGTAAAGCAGGTATGTGACCAAGCCGGGCTCCACTGGCACGAAACGCAGGTCTACGGCGACGGATTGATACAGCAGCGCGGGTATTTTGATATCCGCATCAGCTTTGAGAAGAACATCAAGGGCGATATCGACGTGAAGACGTTGGACCCCATGGACGTGATCCCAGACCCGGACTCCAAGAGCTACGACCCGGATGATTGGGCAGATGTGACGGTAAGCCGGTGGCTGACTGCCGGAGAGATTGAAGGCCTGTACGGCAAGGATGCCCGAGAAAAGGCTGAAGCTGACAACGAATATGGCCCAGACCATGGCGAAGCCGACAACGAAACCGAGCGCAACAAGTTTGGCGGCAATACCATCGGTGGCCGTGGGCTCTATGACGCCTACAACTCGACAGACGATGGTTTCAAGCGCTGGAGGGTGATTGACCGCCAGCGGTTTGTCTACGAAATGACGCCATGCCTTGTGTTCCCAGACTCCGGCGACGTGAAGATGATTGCCGAAATGACCAAGGAGCAGGTAGCCCAGGCTACAGCGCAAGGTGCGGTGGCAGCCAAACGCATGAAGAAGCGCATTCGCTGGGTAGTATCCACCTACTGCGTGACACTTTTTGACCGGTATAGCCCGTATGAGCACTACACCATCGTGCCGTATTTCTGCTATTTCCGAAGAGGCAAGACCCGCGGCATGGTTGACAACGCCATCGGCCCCCAGGAAGCCTTGAACAAGGGCGTATCCCAATTCGTTCACATCATCAACACCAGCGCCAACAGCGGCTGGACGGTGGAAGAGAACAGCCTGACCAACATGGACACGGATGAACTACAGACGGTCGGCGCCATGACCGGATTGGTAGTGGAGTTCAAGAAGGGCTCAACCAAGCCCGAGAAGATTCAGCCGAATCAGGTGCCACAAGGCGTAGACCGCCTGATTGACCGCGCCACACAGGCCCTGAAAGACGTGACAGTGCCGGATTCCATGCGCGGCCTTCAGGGTAACGCGGTATCCGGTGTTGCCAAGCAGGCCGACCAGTTCGCCAGCCAGCAACAGCTTGCCGTGCCCCAAGACAACCTGGCCTACACCCGCCGACTGCTGGCCGTACGCATTTTGAAGCTGGTGCAACGCTACTTTGACAGCTACCGGGTGTTCAAAATCACAGATACCGACCCCATGACCGGCAAGGAAGTGGAAAGCGTGCTGGAAATCAACAAGCTGGACCCGACGACCGGCATATACCTCAACGATCTGACCATTGGAACCTATGACGTGGTGATCAGTGAGCAGCCGATGCACGTGACATTCGAGAACAGCCAGTTCGAACAGGCCCTTTCCATGCGCAAAGAGGGCGTCAAGATCCCGGATGCCACCGTTATCCGTTACTCCAACCTTGCCGACAAGCACGAAATTTTGGCCAACATGCAGCCAGAGCCCGCTGACCCGACGCTGGAAGCCAAAGCCAAGCTACTGGAGGCACAGACCCGCAAGACAGATGCCGAAACCACATCCAAGTCTGTAGAAACGCAGTTCAGCGCCATTCAGACGGCCCAGGTGATCGCCCAGACCCCGGCCACCAGCGGTTTGGCTGACTCCCTACTGCGATCAGCCGGGTATGTCGACCACGACGCGGCGCCCATCGTTCCCGAGGCGCCAGCAGGCCTGCCAGCACTGGCGATGCCAGAGAACACCAACCCGCTAACACCAGCTAACCCGGGCGTGGGCCTGAATGCTGGCATAGAAACCACCCAACCAGACGGATTACTCCCATGATCGACCCATTCAAAGAACTGGTGATTGACGCTATCTGTGGCGCAGGCTTTGCCAATCAAGAAATGGCTATGCGCTACGAACGGCAAGGTTTTGCCAACTTCAACGGCACCCAGTTGAATACCGGCTGGATCTGGAACCGCGAATCACTGGGACAACTCTCAACGCCTGGCCTTCAGGAAATCTACCAATCCATCAAGGAGCGCCAGATGCTGATCCGGCAGGCCAGCGATGCGATTGCGAAGGCAGCCAGCACCCTATAACAACAAGAATTTCCAATTTCAACCCACCAAAAGGAAAAACCATGGCACTGCAAGAAGACAACGATGAAACCGGCGACGTGATCTCTGTGAACGGCGAACCTGCCGCTGTAATTGAAAAAACAGAAAAGGAAGACCGCGGCGACGACTTCAGCCCGGAAGAATCCGACAAACCAGCCATTGAGGCCAAACCAGAGCCAGAGCCGAGGAAAGAAGTCGTTCCCCAGCACATCCCCAAGGCCCGTTTTGACGAGGTTAACACCAAAAAGAACGAGTTGGCAGAGCAGCTGGCCGAGGCCCAGCGGCAAATCACCGAACTCAGAACGGCTACCAAGCCAGTTGTGCCGGCAGCCGAACAGAAACCTGCCTTTGATGAAGACGCCAAGGAACAGGAGTACATCGACGCTCTGATGGACGGCAATAACGACCTGGCCAAGTCCATCCGGCGCGAGATCAACGCCCATATGCGCAGCCAAGTGACTGAAGAGGTTACGCAAGCGGTCGAAACACGGTCAACCCAGCGCCAAGTGGCGACTTCTTTAGCCCAGGCATCAGCCCAAGCCGTGGCGGACTTCCCATATCTGGACACAGAAGATGGCGAAGAAGCACTGGAACTGATTGTGAGTTTGCGGGATTCGAAGATTGCCAAAGGCATGACTCCGGCCCAAGCATTGCGTGAAGCAGTAGAGAAAATCGCTCCCAAATTTGCACCGGTAGAAGGTGATACCCCCAGTAGGGAATTGACCGGGACTAAGGCTGCAACTGATACTCGCACTGCAAACGCACTGGCGCGTGGAGCTACAGACTCAACCCTGCAGCCACCGAGCGCACAGGTAGGCGTAGGCAACCGGGCAACAAATGGCCGTGTCAATGTGTCTGATATGTCGGAAGACCAGTTTGAGAACCTCTCTGCTGCCGACAAGAAGAGACTACGCGGCGATATGTAGCCCAAAGGATTCACCCACCTAAACGGGTGTATTCGTCCCCATGGCAGGACGTTAAATAGCCTGGCGACTTGACCGCCCCACCAGTCATGTTTTCCGCAATTGGCAGCGTATGCCGCAGTGAAGTGCAAGTACGTAACCCAATTTAGGAGAATTCAAATGGCTGGTGGCTTAACCAATTTCGCGGGTCTGACGACCCAGCAAAAAATCGTATGGTCCCGTGACGTGTGGCAGTCTGCCCGCGACATGATGTTCGTGAAGAAATTCATGGGCTCGGGCGACAACGCTGTGATTCAGCGAATTACCGAACTGACAAAGACCGAAAAGGGCGAACAGGTCATCATGCACCTTGTTGCCGATCTGGTTGATGACGGCGTGATCGGTGATAACGAGCGCGAAGGCAACGAAGAGGCAATGCAGTCCTACTCACAGGTACTGAACATTGACCTGATCACCCACAGCGTTCGCAACAAAGGCAAGTTGAGCGACCAGAAATCGGTCATCAATTTCCGTGAAATGGGCAAAGACCGCCTGGCCTACTGGCTTGCCAACCGGGTTGACCAGCTGGCATTCCTCACGATGTCCGGCCTGTCTTACGCCCTGTTGAACAACGGCGCACCACGCACCGGCTCACCATTCCCCAACTTGTCGTTTGCCGCTGATGTGACCGCACCAAGCTCCAAGCGTTCGCTGATGTGGGATGGCACCAGCCTGCAGGTATCGGCCACTGGCTCCATCACTTCGGGCTATCTGCCAAGCTACAAGATGATCGTGGACTTGATCGCCTACGCGAAAGAGAACTACGTCAAGCCTTTGATGTCTGGCGGCAAGGAATACTACGTCTTGTTCGTAGCTCCCGGCACTTTGGCTGCACTGAAGAAGGATGCCGACTACCAGCGCGCAGTCGTTGGCGTTGCAACCAAGGGCGGAACTGACAGCCCATGGTTCACCGGTGCCACTGTGACCATTGACGGCGCCGTGATTCACGAGCATCGCTTGGTTTATACGACCAAAGGCGCAACGTCTGGCTCCAAGTGGGGTGCAGCCTCCGCCATCAATGGCACGCGCTCACTGCTGTGCGGCGCTCAAGCCCTTGGCATGGCTGACATTGGGACACCTGAATGGAACGAAAAAGAGTTCCAGTACGGCTCTCAGCAGGGTATCAACATCGACAAGATGTTCGGCATCCTGAAACCCAAGTTCTACAGCATCTACAACGGTTCTGTGCAGGACTTCGGCATCGTCACCTGTGACACCTACATCGCCTAACAGCGATTGACCCCGGGCTAATTCTGGCTCGGGGTGCTTTCCCCTTGTTGTTGAAAAGGAAACATCATCATGCCTATCTCCAAAAACCCAAACCGTCAGGAACTGATCGTTGCCCACGTCGATATTGGCGTTGCCGATGTCGTGAACAACGTCGCTCAAGCCGCGATTGACTTGCCCGTGAACGCCATCGTCGTTGACGGATCTCTGGTCACCACGGAAGCCTGGAACTCGACCACATCTGACGTTATGGACGTCGGTGATGTAACGACCCCAGCCCGCTACCTGACGGACGGCAATATCCGCGCGCTCAATGCCCGCGTTCCACTGGTGCCAACCGGTTTTGTCCACACGCCAACCGAAAAGGCCTTGACGGTCACCTGGACATCTGGCGGCGGCGTTCCTACCACCGGCAAAAGCCGCTTGGAAGTCCGCTACTACGTCAAAGGTCGCACGGCTTTCAGCCAGGGCTAATTGATTGCAGAGCCTGCCGGGGTGTTCCGGCTTTTATCACCCGTGAAATCAAACCTCACGGGTGTTTTTGAAAGTAAAAATTATGAAATTCCGTTCTGTAACTGGTGCTGATGTCTATTTGGGCCTCACCAGTGGTCATACCGCCGTCGTTTCACCCGATGGCACCGAGTTGGACAAGCAGTTTCACAAGGAAGCTATTGCGCAGGGCTGTCTTCCAGAAGGCGTGAGCCATGAAGAGGAAGAGAAAACCCCATCGTTTGACCGCAAGAAGGTCATCAAGGAAACCTTGGAAGCCATGCTGTCCGGCAGCGATCCGGAAGACTTCACCAAGCAGGGCAAGCCTGATCTGCGCAAACTGAATGCCAAACTTGGGTTCACGGTTGAGCGCAGCGAAGCCGATGCCATCTGGGAAGAAATGAGCAAGGCAACCTGATATGACGCTTGCCGAATTCATTGCTGAGTTTCGTAGGGTGCGGGATGACACCAAGCCGGACTATTTGTGGTCCGACGAAGAAATCACGTCTTACCTTAACGACGCCGTGAACGAGGCTTGCGAACGTGCGCTCCTGATTGAAGACCGAACAACGGCGGACGTCTGTACCGTCAGTCTCTCAATCGGGGAGCCCAATTACCCCATCCATGACTCAATTATCAAGATCAAGCGCGTGACTCTGGGTGGAGCCAGGCTGCCTGAAACCAGTGTTGAGGCCATGGATGAAGAAGAAACCTTCTGGGAAAACCGTTCTGGCAAACCGACACGTTTCATTCGAGACGGTGAAACCAGTATTCGCGTGGTCCCGACACCAGTTGAAGCCGCTGACTTGTCGATGACGGTCTACCGCACGCCACTGGAGCCCTTGGTTGTGGACCGGCCTGATGAATCGCCAGAGATCAAGTCGATTTACCACTATCGCCTATTGCCTTGGGTCTACCGTTGCGCCTTGTTGAAGCAGGACGCCGAGACGCTGGACAAGGATCGTGCACTGGAGCAGGAAAACCTGTTCACCTTCAATTTTGGCGTGCGGCCAGATGCCAATGTGCAGCGCAAGCACCGCGACCGCAATCCACCACTGGTTTCGATGGGGTCATGGTGAAACAAAACCTCACAATCATCCAGGGCAAGACATTCGAGCAGTTTGTCCGCTGGGAGTCTGAGCCTTTCCTGTTCACCCCAATTCTGGGTATCAGCAACACGGCGCCCGTGCGGATCACAACCGGCGTGCACGGCATTCCCGACGGCTGGCGGGTGGCTGTGGTCGATGCTGGAGGCCTCACCGAACTGAATGCGGCCAACAATCCACCAAAAGCGAGTGACTTCCGCAAAGCAACGGTTCCCGACACCACCCACATCGAATTCAACCCGCTGAGTGCCGTTGAGTTTGGCACATGGACGGCTGGCGGCTACTTGCAGTGGTACACCCCACACGACTTGGCAGGCTACACGGCCCGCCTAGCTGTCAAGAACAAGGCTGGCGGCACGGTTCAGCTGAGTCTGACCACAGAAAACGCCGGAATCGTCATTGATGCCAGCGCCAAAACCATCAAATTGTTCCAGTCTGCAACCGATACCGCTGCAATGACGTGGAAATCAGGGGTCTATGACCTCGAGCTTGTTTCCCCCACTGGGGTCGTCACGGCACTGCTGACGGGCTCCGTTTCTGTAACCCCCGAGATCACAACCTGAAGGAGCCAACCATGCTGCCAAAACTGGGCGACACCGTTCGCCAAATCATGCCCAAGCCCGTCGAAGGCGTTGTCACCAAGAAAACCTTTGATGACACCCACGACAAATTCCAGTTCTTTCTGCTGGATGCAGAAGGCCAGGAGCACACCTTTGACCAAGGCGAGATTGAAGTCGTCACCGCAACTCCAGGAGAAGCAGCATGAATCTCAATAAAGCAAGCGGCGAACGCGCCCGCGCAATGGAACTGGCCGGGGCATCGCTCGGGTTCAGCCGCGAAACCTTCGAGCAGTCCGCTGCCAAGGGCATTTATCACGCAATTTTTGAGGGCTACAAGGAGAAGCACAAGGACGAATACCTTGCGCTGCACCCCAAGCTGCTGGCCATGCGTGCGAAGCGCGACCAGTTGCTGCGCTGGACTCCAGCCATGGCAAAGGGCCTTATCGCCAAGTTCTTGAAGGAACTGGAAGACTTCGAAGCCTTCATGAAGTCGATGACCGAAGTGAAGCGCGAAGCCTGGGCACCCAACGTCATCACCGACGTTGGCGTTCATCAGCTGCTGGATGCTGGCCTTGCCGGATCTGCCTACACTGTGACGGGTCCATTCATGGGCCTGATCGGTGCAGTTTCTTACTCCGGTGTTCCCGTGGCTGCCAATACCATGGCATCCCATGCCACTTGGACTGAGGCAGGCGTTACCAATGCCCCAACCTACACCGGCCCACGCAAGACTATCGCCTGGTCGGCAGCATCCGGCCGCGCCAAGGCTCCGAGTTCAGCACCTGTGTTCGCCATGACTGCCACTCCCGGAACAGTCAAAGGCGTCTTCATCGTGTTTGGCTCCGGCGCTGTCTCCACCATCGACAGCACGGCAGGTACTTTGTATTCCGCTGGCCTGTTCTCCGGTGGCGACCAGGCTGTAGTGAACACCAACACCGTCACGGTGACCTACTCGACCAGCTTGACCTGATCCAAAGTCATGCGTTTGGCCTTCTTGCTATGGGCGCTGGCCTACACGCTGCTGGTCAGCGCGCCGGCCTTCGCAGCGCCTCCTCCGGTGGTGCCTGGCGTTGTCGGGGAAGTGTCGATGCAATTCCCGCCTCGGGTTGTCCGGGGTGACGCAGGATGGCATATCTGGTGGTTTTACCGGGATTCTGACCTCAAGCTGTACAGCAATGGATTTAGTTGCCCGCATGGCGTCTGTGACCGTGGCCTGTTGATCTCTGTCTATCAGGACATCATGACCGCGCC